GATTATTGCTTCTGTTGTAATGCCTGATTTGTATGATGCGGAATTACAGGATTCCTACGGTGTAAAAACCCCGGAAGATTTGCTTTTCGCTATGGTTGACGATCCCGGCGAATACAACGAACTTGCAGCGTATGTTCAGAAATTTCAGGGCTTCAATGTTTCCTTTGATGAAAAGGTGGATGAAGCAAAAAACTAATAGAAGAAGGGGATTGGGAAGCGAATTTTGCTTACTATGCCCTTCTTAAACTTCACATTTTACCTTCTGTTTTCCTTGCAATGGAAGAACAAGAAAAAGCCTTCGTTGTGGCAGCTATCAAGGTAAAGATGGAAAATGACAAGAAAGAAAAACAACGAATTGAAAGTAAATCCAAAAAGAAAGGTAGGTGATAGGCATGGCAACAATCAGAACGGCGATTGAATTACAGGATAATTTCACAAGCGTTCTGTATCAGGTTATCAATTCCGTAAACTTGGGGCTTTCCGCAATGGAAGATTTGCACCAAACAATGAATAGCCCGGTTGATACCGCTTCTATTGAAGCAGCAAGGGATTCAATCAATCAGGCAACGATTGCGGTTCAGGAATTGGATGCAGCCATGCAGGGTATTGAAACCCCATCCACCGATTCACCTACCGCCCCACAAAGTTCAGCCCCGGTACAACTTCCCGTTGAACCCGTTGTTCCTGATCCTTTGGTTGATCCGCAAGCCCCGGTTGAAGTTCCTGTTACATGGCAATCTGACAATTTGGAAGTGTTCACCGGAACAGGCGTTGAAAGATTTCAACAGGAAGTTCAAAGTGCAAACAATATGTTGAACACTTTGAACGATACCCAAAATCAAATTGCTGCTACGGCGGCACAAACTGATTTGTTCCCGGCAAATATGGCTGCTGATATGAACAGTATGCAAAACCGTTTACAGGCTATTCAGCAGCGTATTCAGGCAATCGAAAACAACCCTATGAATGTTGGTACTGACATTGCAAACGCCGAATTGGAACAGTTGCGGGGGCAGTTGGATCAGGCGGTTCAGGAACAGCAAAACTTGAACCGGGCTGTTGAACAGATGGATGTTGCAGGGGCAAATGAAGCCTATTTGCGGCTATCCTCTACAATCGGAAATACTGAACGCTATATCCGTGATAATACCACGGAACAGGGGCAGTTTAACAGAGCGATTGAACAGGGTACAAATGAAGCAAACGATTTGATGAATATGATAAAGGGTGCGGTTGCGGCTTATGTAACAATCCAATCCGTTACTTCTGCATTGAATTTATCAGATCAGTTGACTTCCACAACCGCCCGTTTGAACCTGATGAATGACGGTTTACAGACAACGGCAGAATTGCAAGATATGATTTACCTTTCAGCCGAAAGGTCAAGGGGTGCGTATCAAACAACTGCTGATGCCGTTTCAAAGTTGGGGCTTATGGCGGGTGATGCCTTTGATTCTTCTGCTGAAATTATCGCTTTCACCGAACAGCTTAACAAGCAGTTCACGATTGCGGGAACGGAAGCAGCCGGAATTGATGCGGCAATGTTGCAGCTTACACAGGCTATGGGTTCGGGCGTTTTAAGGGGTGAAGAATATAACAGTATTCTTGAACAAGCCCCGAATATCATTCAATCCATTGCTGACTATTTGGAAGTTCCAAAAGGTCAGTTGAAGGATATGGCAGCGGAAGGACAGATTACCGCTGAAATTGTGAAGAACGCTATGTTTGCGGCGGCTGATGAAACCAATGCAAAGTTTGAACAAATGCCTATGACCTTTGCACAGATCGGACAATCTATTGAAAATACGGCAATGATGGCGTTTACGCCTGTTCTGCAAAGAATGAATGAAATTGCCAATAGTGAAGCCTTTAATGTGATGGTGGAAAACGCTGTTTCAGCCCTTTCAGTTGTTGCGGGGATTGCCCTTGAAATCTTTGATTTGCTGGTTGGTGCGGCAACGCTGCTTGCTGATAATTGGTCGTGGCTATCGCCTATCATTTATGGTGTTGCAGCCGCCCTTGCCGTGTACTACGGTTGGCAGCTTGCGGTAAACGCTATTCAGGCAATCAGCAAAGGTATTCACATGGCAATGGCTGTTGCACAGATGATCCATTTGGCAGCAACCGGAGCATTGACAGCAGCAACGGCAGCAGAAACCGCCGCACAGTACGGTTTGAACGCTGCATTGTACGCTTGCCCTATCGTGTGGATTATCGTTCTTATTATCGCATTGATTGCCCTGTTCTATGCAGCGGTTGCAGCGGTGAATAAATTTGCCGGAACTTCCGTTTCTGCAACGGGTATTATTTGCGGTGCGTTCATGGTTGCCCTTGCCTTTATCGGTAATATCTTTGTTGCCTTGTGGAATTTGGTTGTTGATGTATTCGTACTGATTTACAACCTTGTAGCGGAAGTTGCAAATTTCATAGGCAATGTGTTCACCGATCCAATAGGGGCGGTTTGTCGGTTATTCTTTGGCTTGGCAGATACCGTTTTAGGTATTCTTCAAGCGTTAGCTTCGGCTATTGATGCAATCTTCGGTTCTGACCTTGCGGGAAGTGTTCAGGGTTGGCGTGATTCTCTTGGCGGTTGGGTTGATGAAACCTTCGGCAAGGGTGAAGAAATCATGGCGAAAATGAACGCTGATGATATGAAGTTAGGACGGTTTGAATATGGTGCGGCGTGGGATGCTGGTTATTCCTTCGGTGAAGGTATTGATGAAAGCATTTCCAGCTTTGATCCCGCAAGCCTGTTTGATACCAATGTACCCGGTGCTGATGAATACGGTACGGGGCTTGCTGGTATTGGTAGCGGGGTTGATGATATTGCCGGAAACACCGGAAGCATTGCTGATTCTATGGAAATCACGGAAGAAGATTTGAAGTATTTGCGTGATATTGCCGAACAAGAAACTATAAACAGATTCACTACTGCTGAAATCAATGTTGATATGTCCGGTATGCAAAATACCGTGAATAATGGTATGGATTTAGATGGCGTAATCGACGGTTTGACAAATGCAGTAAATGAAGCTATTGATACTATGGCGGAAGGGGTGCATGAGTAATGGCAAGAAGCGGATATGATTTCTATTTGGATAAATGCCTTTTGCCCGTAACCCCTTCAAAGTTGCAAATTAAAATCAATAATGCGAATAAAACGCTGACATTGATTGATGAAGGACAAATTAACATACTGAAAACGGCTGAACTTACGGATATTGAATTTGAATGTGATATTCCACAGGTTCAATATCCGTATGCCGTTTATAAATCAGGGTTCAAAGGTGCTTCATATTTCCTTGATTACTTTGAAAACCTGAAAACGCAAAAGAAGCCGTTTCAGTTTATCGTTTCCCGAACCTTACCCAATGGGAAGGTACTTTTTTCAACCAATATCAAGGTATCGTTGGAAGATTACAAGATTACCGAACAGGCTAAAAACGGTTTTGATTTGACGGTAAAAATCAAATTGAAGCAATACCGGGAGTACAGCACGAAAACGGTAAATATCAAAATTGCAGCTTCCAAACCAAAGGCAACGGTACAGGAAACAAGACCTACGGAAAGCAAACCCGCAACAAAGGAATATAAAGCTGGTGATATTGTCAATTTCCACGGCGGTACACACTATTATAGTTCTTATGCAGGGGCAAAAGGTTATTCAGCAAGGGCGGGGCAAGCCAAAATTACACTTGATAAAAGCTGCAAGGGTAACGGCGGTGTTCATCCCTATCACCTTGTTCACACAAATTCAGCTTCCAATGTTTACGGTTGGGTGGATGAAGGTACATTTGATTAAGGGGGTGTTTCAATGTCTGTTGAACTTTTAATTGCCGATACAACGGGAAACAAAGCGTACATACCGATTGTTGAAGAAGGTATTGAATGGACTACGGAAAGAAGAAGCACACCCGGCAAGCTGACATTTAAGGTATTGAAGGATGATATAATCAACTTTCAAGAGGGTGCAGCAGTACGCTTGAAGGTGAACGGCGTTCCCGTTTTCTTTGGGTTCGTGTTCACCAAAAAGCGTGATAAAGATCAGATTATTACCGTTACCGCTTACGATCAGTTAAGATACTTGAACAATAAAGATACCTATGTTTATGAGAACAAAACCGCTTCCCAATTAGTGAAGATGATTGCAGCGGATTTTTCTTTGAATGTGGGAACGGTTGAAGATACCGGATTTGTAATTGCTTCACGGGTGGAAGATAACACTTCCCTATTTGACATGATAGAAAATGCCCTTGATTTAACATTGCAGAACAACAAAGAAATGTTTGTTTTGTATGACGATTTCGGCAAGCTGACATTGAAGAATATTTCTTCTATGTATGTTGGTGAACCGGGGGCTTACCTGATGATTGATGAAGAAACCGGGGAAAACTTTGAATATTCTTCAAGTATTGATACCGATACCTACAACAAAATCAAGCTGACCTATGACAATGAGGACACCGGAAAACGGGAAGTTTACATTGCACAGGATTCAGGAAATATGAACGCATGGGGCGTACTGCAATTCTTTGATACCCTTTCCAAAGGTGAGAACGGGCAAGCAAAAGCAGATGCCCTTTTGCAGTTGTATAACAAGAAAACCCGTAACCTGAAAATTACAAATGCTTTGGGTGATCCACGGGTAAGAGCCGGAAGCATGGTTGTTATCAATCTTGCTTTGGGTGATATGAATGTAAAGAATTTCATGTTGGTTGAAAGAGTAACGCACAAATTCAGCCTTGATGAACACTTTATGGATTTAACTTTAAGAGGGGGTGAATTTGTTGGCTAATGCGGCTGAATTAACAAAAGCAGTAAAGAAAGCAGCATTACAAGCTGAACAAGCAAAAAAACCCGTTGAAATCTGTTTCGGAAAAGTAACGGGTGTTTCCCCGCTGAAAATCCTTGTGGATCAGAAAATGACTTTGGGAAAAGCCCAACTTGTACTTACAAGAAATGTTACTGATTTCACAACGGAAGTAACCGTGAATTGGAACACGGAAAATGAAAGCGGTGGAAGCGGGGATTCATCCTTTGCTTCCCACAATCACGCTGTTACCGGAAGAAAGAAAATCACCGTTCATAATGGGTTGGTTGTCGGTGATGAAGTAATTCTTTTCAGGCAGCAGGGCGGGCAAAAATATGTTGTGGTGGATAGAATCGGATGATACCTTCAACAACTGCTTTTCTTGAACAAGATTTTGAACTTGAAAGACAACCAACCTACACTTACAAAATGAACCTTGAAAGTAATCTGATCCGTGGTTATACGGACGGGCTGGAAGCCATGAAACAGGCGATTTTCAAAATCCTATCCACGGAACGGTATCAATATATTATGTATTCGTGGAATTACGGAATTGAAACCCTTGATTTGTATGGTGAACCCGTTTCCTATGTATGCCCGGAATTGGAACGCCGAATTTCGGAAGCGTTACTTTGGGATGAACGAATTACAAGCGTTACAGATTTTGAATTTAACATTTCAAAGAAGCGTGTGGTTCATGTAACATTCATAGCACACACCATTTTCGGTGATGTGCAAGCGGAAAGAGAGGTGAACTTTTAATGTATGATGTAACCTATGAAAATCTACTTGAACGGATGCTTGCCCGTGTATCAGATAAATTTGATAAGCGGGAAGGTTCGGTTATTTTTG